TACAGTGTTACAAGGCGTTCCAGAGTCTGGGACAAGTGTAGGTTACGACAAGTTATATGTAGCAGCTACAACTAGCGGCGGCTCTGGTTGGAACTTTTCTACAGGCATCTTAGCTGACGGAGCTGTTACAGCAGGAGCGGCTAGTAATTTCGATGTAAAGACAGTGCCTTCTGCGAGATTTCTTGAGGTAGGAGACGTCGTACACGTGCATGACTCTGACACAGCTATCGGCACAATCAAGTCTCTTACTGATACAAATATAGTTTTAGATGCAGTAACAGGCGTGGCTATAGCAGATGAAGATGAAATAATTAACGCTAGTCCAGTAGAGCTTATACTTTGCTTTGAAAAGTAAATAAAAAATTAATTTAATTAAATACAATTATGGCAAAAAGAAAAACACCAAAGGTGGATTTAAAACCACGCGCAGAAAAAATTAGCGAAAAACACTTAGAAAAAATTCAAAAAATAATTAAGTCTATTGACGCTATTCACTTTGAAATAGGCAAATTAGAATCTCAAAAACACTCTATGCTTCACATGATAGCTAATCACCAGCAAGACTTAAATGGTATGGAAAAAGAATTAGTAAAAGAGTACGGTACATCCAATATAAACGTTGTAGATGGATCAATTAAATATAATGAAGAAAATGATAACAACAAAGTTGATAAGAAAGATAACGATTGGCAAGGACTATAAAATAGACGCCATGCATTATTCGGTAGGTCAAGAGGTTTATGGAGGCCATACTATATGCGACATTATTGAAGAAGAAGATAAATATTCTATCTATATAAGAAAAGGTAAAGAAGTTTTACCTTGGAAAGATTTCAATAAAAACATGGCTATATCTGTTGAATATAATCTACAGTACTAATGAAAAGTGTTTATGGTTTTGTAGTTAAACCAGATGGCGAAAGATATAACAACAAGATTAACGTAGGAGAAAAAGAATTAATACTTAACTCTGAAATATATAGTCATCAGTTTGTAAATAGAAAAGCTAAAGTTGTTAGCGTTCCAATAGAATCTGACGATTTAGGTATAAAGCCTGGAGATACAATTATTATCCATCATAATGTTTTTAGAAGATGGAACAACGTAAAAGGTATAGAGAAAAATAGTAGATCTTTTTTTAAAGATGATTTATATATAATAAATGAAGATCAAATATTTTTACGCAAACATAAAAACAATTGGATAGCTCCAAAAGGATTTTGTTTTGTAAAACCTATAAAGTCTACAGATGACTATGATAACGACGTTGAAGACAAAACAAGAGGTATTGTAAAGTATACAGATGGTAGTGTTGATGTTGATCAGTTAGTAGGATTTGAACCTTTCTCTAAATATGAGTTTGTTATAGACGGAGAAAAATTATATAGAGTTTACTCTAAATTTATTACAATTAAATATGAATACCAAGGAAACGAAGAAGCGTATAATCCAAGCTGGGCATAAAGCAGTTGAGGAGTTAATCAAAGTAGCTAAAGAAGCTATTGTTGACAGTGACGACGATATTTCTGCAGACAGACTGAAGAATGCTGCGGCTACAAAAAAGTTAGCTATATTTGATGCATTTGAAATCCTCAACCGCATACAAGAAGAAGAAAATATTTTGGAAGGAAAGACACCTGAAGAAAAAGAGGAAAGAGTATTTAAGGGTTTCGCGGAAGGCAGATCAAAGTAATAGCGTTTTTGATGTACGAACAAACATTATATAAAATAGTTGAACCAGTTAAGAAGACAACAATAAGTCGACTTAACAAAAAACGTAAATGGGAATATGGATACAATAAAGAACATGATATTGTGGTTATCAGCAAAACTGGAAAAATTGGACAAATACTTGAGATTCAAGGTTTGCGAATTGGCTTGCCGTTGGAACCACAAGACTTGCGTGTGCAAGGCAACAAATGGCAAAAAATAGAGTACCCTAAAGAGTTACAAAAACTTAAAAATATCTTTGACTGGAGAAACTATCCAGAGGAAAGCAAAGATCAATGGTACGATTTTATAGACGAAGAGTTTAAACGTAGAGACGAGGGTTTTTGGTTTATGAACGATGGTGAGCCAACCTATATAACAGGTAGTCACTATATGTATTTACAATGGAGCAAGATTGATGTTGGCGCTCCAGATTTTAGAGAAGCCAACAGGTTGTTCTTTATATTTTGGGAAGCTTGTAAAGCTGACAAACGTTGCTATGGTATGTGTTATTTAAAAAACAGACGTAGTGGTTTTTCCTTTATGAGCTCTGCAGAGGCTGTTAATCAAGCTACTATATCAAGTGATAGTAGATATGGAATATTATCTAAAAGTGGTGCCGATGCTAAGAAAATGTTTACCGATAAAGTTGTACCAATATCTATCAACTATCCTTTCTTTTTCAAGCCGATACAAGATGGTATGGACAGACCTAAGTCTGAGCTTGCTTATAGGGTTCCTGCAAGTAAGTTTACGCGTAAAAAAATTACTGCCAACGAAAGGCAGGAAGAGCTGGTTGGACTTGACACTACTATTGATTGGAAAAATACTGGTGACAACAGCTACGACGGCGAAAAGCTTAATCTGTTAGTACACGATGAAAGTGGTAAGTGGGAACGACCTGACAATATATTAAACAACTGGCGCGTAACAAAAACCTGTTTACGACTAGGTAGTAGAATTATAGGTAAGTGTATGATGGGATCAACGTCAAACGCTTTGGATAAAGGTGGTGATAACTTTAAAAAGTTATACTACGATAGTGATGTAACTAAAAGAAATAGAAATGGTCAAACACGTTCTGGTTTATATTCTCTGTTTATCCCAATGGAATGGAACTATGAAGGTTTTATTGACGAGTTTGGACGACCCGTGTTTAATACCCCAGGACGAGAGTGTCTTGGACCTGACGGAGAACTAATAGATGTAGGCGTAATAGATCACTGGGACAACGAAGCAGACGGGTTAAAAGATGATCAAGATGCGCTAAACGAGTTTTACAGACAATTTCCAAGAACTGAAGAGCACGCGTTTAGAGATGAAACAAAAAATAGTATATTTAATTTAGTTAAAATATACGAACAAATAGATTACAACGAGGGTAATAGAAGCGCTGGTGTTTTAAACGTTGGCAACTTTCAATGGATTAACGGAGTTAAAGATACTAACGTTATGTTTTATCCAGACCCTAAAGGTAGATTTAAAATTAGTTGGTTTCCATCTATAAATCTACAAAATAGTGTAATAGTAAAAAATGGAATTAAATACCCAGGTAACGAGCATATTGGTGCGTTTGGTTGTGATAGCTACGATATTAGTGGTACTGTGGACGGCCGTGGATCAAAAGGATCACTTCATGGACTAACTAAGTTTTCCATGGAAGACGCTCCACCAAACCACTTTTTTTTAGAATATATAGCTAGACCACAAACCGCTGAAATATTTTTTGAAGATGTATTAATGTCATTAGTTTTTTACGGCATGCCATTACTTGCGGAGAACAATAAACCAAGATTATTGTATTACCTAAAACGTAGAGGTTACAGAGGTTTTAGTATGAATAGACCAGATAAAGTTTGGAATAAACTTTCAGTTGCAGAGAAAGAAGTAGGTGGTATACCTAACTCCAGTGAAGATATAAAACAAGCTCATGCGGCTGCTATTGAAATGTATATTCAAAAGCACGTTGGTTTAATAGATGATTTAAAATATGGTGATATGTATTTTAATGAAACATTAAACGATTGGGCAAAGTTTGACATAAATAAAAGAACAAAGTTTGATGCTGCTATTAGTTCTGGATTAGCAATAATGGCCTGTAACAAGAATCTATACAGACCACACGCAGAAAGAAAAAGAGCAGCTTTAAATTTAAACATAGCTAAATATAACAACGATGGGAAGTTCTCAACGTTAATTAAATAAAAAGTATGTATAACTCAGGAGGAAGTTATTTTCCAAGTCAAGTCATTAGTGACGTAGAGAAAATAAGTTTGGATCACGGTCTTAAGGTAGCTTACGCTATAGAGACTGAGTGGTTTAATAAATCTTATAACGGTAAGTATTATCAAAACGTTAATAGATTTCATGAACTTAGACTTTACGCTAGAGGAGAGCAAAATATTCAAAAGTACAAAGATGAACTATCTATTAACGGTGATTTATCTTATTTAAACTTAGACTGGAAACCAGTACCAATTATTCCTAAATTCGTTGATATTGTAGTAAACGGAATATCTGAAAGAGGTTATAAAGTAAACGCATATTCACAAGATCCTTTTGGCGTTGCTAAAAGAACAGAATACATGAACGTAATGTTAGCTGATATGCTAACTAAAGACTTGGCTAAAACTGCTAAAGATCAGTTCGGTGTAAATGTATCTGAAAATCCTATTGATGAGCTACCAGAAACAAAAGAAGAGTTAGATCTTCACATGCAGTTAACTTACAAGCAGAACATTC